ACTCTTCTTCGTCTGGAGAGCCGATCGAAATGTTATCAAACGAGAGGTACAGCCAGTCTTTGGCATCCGCATAGTCTAGGAGTCCGTTTGCATCCTTAAGCCCCTGTACCGAAGCAATTAGGGACCAAATGCTTCCCTTGAACCCGCACGAAAAGCAAATGTGTGCCCCAGTCTCAGCGTTAATCCACCAAGACGGGTGGTTGTCCTCTTTGCCGGTCATTTCTTTGTGTCCTGGACATAGGGCAAGGATCTCTGACCCGCGGATGTTTACAGGGTCAATGTTTAGGCGCTGTAGGACGCGCTCCATCTCTTCTAGTCTCATACGTCGTCGCTGTTCATCTCACGGAATAGACCTGACGCCCAATCCCACATAAGTGTAGCTTCTACGTTACCGCTGTTACGAGCAGCCATGACTTTCAGGATACGGGTGTCGTCTACGTTTTCGTCTTCACGCTCAAGGCCGAATACAACGTCAGCATCCTGTAGGAACGAGGATGAGTAACCAATCGAGTCGGTAGATACCTTGCCCTTTTTGGTTTTCCAGTTAAGGGCCTGGGTAGTAATGACTACTGGCTTGTTTGTTTTCTGCGCTAGTCGCTTTAGAGAGCGGGTGATTCCAGTAAGAGCCTGTGGAGTGTTGGACTCTCCGGTCTGCTCATCAAGCATGAGGTACACACCGTCAATAAAGATAACATCCGGCTGTAGGGTCTGTACCTTGCTGTGGATAGCTGAGGTGGTGATGCCGTGCGCCGAGTCCACCAACCAGAAGTTAGCCTCATCCTCAGACATTTTGTCTAGCGACTCTTTGTAGCGCTTCTCTTCGTCTAAGGTCAGGGCACCAGTGATTAGTCGGTTGTGTGAGACCATGGCTCGCATAGAGTCGTAGCGGTCTTGCTGCTCTCGGTTAGTCATCTCAAAGGACTGGAACATCGGGGATAGGCCCTGCTTGTGAATGTTGTTTGCAATCTGCAAAGCCAGGGTTGACTTACCAGTCTTTGGGGTAGCGACTACCACAATTAACTGGCCCTTCTGCAAGCCGTTGGTAACAGCATCGATGGTAGGGAATCCAGTAGCAACACCCAGCAAACCTGGGTTGTTCTTGCGGAAGATGTAGTCTTCCCACCGAGACTCGGTGGTCTGGATAAGGTTGACGTCAGAGGTGTTGTTAAGGCCCTCTTCTTCAAGGCGAATAAGCCCGCCCTGCATAATCATCAACGCAGATTCGTGATCCTTGTTGTTCTGAATCTCGTCTACGGCGGCTCGCAGCGTAGTAGTAATCGAGTTCTTGCGGCGCTTGTCTAGCAGGTCATCAAGCAGATAATCAATAGAGTCTGTGATTGGCTGAAGAACATACGTCGGAAAATTAGAGGTGATAACTTCAGCGCTTGGGCACTCTGCGTACTTAGAGAAGTGCGTGCGCATAAAGGTCCACACACGGCGGTCTTCTTCGTCAGGGAACCATTGATCCGCAACGTTGCGCTCAAAGAGCGGGGATAGGTCGCGTACGGCGATTACCGCACTTAGTAGTTTTGCTTCTGTACTCATAATGAAGGAAAGTCCAATCCCCATCGACCGTACCTAAGTAGTCGCGATGGGATATCTATTACGCCGATAACCTCTGGTCTAAAAGGTAGTTCTGCAACTAACTTGTCAACCGACTTGTAAGCAGATCCGTAACGAAACGGGTTCGTACCGATCTTGTCTAAGTAGAGCATCAAATCTACCATCTCTTTTTCAGAGCGAGTATAACTGATGAGCTCCATAGTAATGCCGCGATTCAACGTGGTCATGTACAGGTGGCTAAGAACGAGCCTGTTGTACTCGATCTTCTTAGACCTTACGGGAACAAAGCCTAGCACCTTTTTCTTGTCCTCGTACTCATCCGTAATAACGTCAGTCGTTACTAGTATGCGCTTAGGCATTGCATTGCTAATATCATTACCCTGCATCAGTAGACCTCGATCTTAGCGTGCTTGATAATAAACTCTCTGAAGATTACTTCGTCTGTCATAGCCTTCTTAATATCCTTGGTGGTCACTTCGTCAATAAAGTCGAAGGGGTACATCCCCTGGTTTCGGTCAATCCGCTCGCTAACAAGCTTTGTGTGCTTGCATACCGACTTTGACATAAACCCTGGACACGTGCAAGTTAGGTGCCTGTCTTCATCTGCGCTGACTTCAAAGATACCTGGTCCAGGGGCATCGGACTTGTGGCTAAGAAACACCTGTATAAGCCGAACAGTCATTACTTCCTCAGATCCGTAATTGTGTCCATGTTTATGTACAGGAAAGCCTCATGCACGAATGACTGAGTCGCAGACCCGTAGTGAGCCTCCCAGTCGTCTAGGCGAATGTTAGTGGTTACGATAGTCGGCAAGCCGTTATTGAAACGGGTACGAAGAACGTGGTGAAGCATGTTCTTTTGCCAACCTGACGCACTAGCGTGTTCCTTACCCACGTCATCGAGGACTAGTAGCCTAACGTTGTAGGCGTCATCCTCGGCCTCACCCAGAATGCTGTTGTACAGCAACTCCTCGGTGTTGTCGTGGTTCTCCATGATAGAGCCTTTTAGATCCAGTAGGCCGTTGTAGGTAATGAAGTAGCACGGGCGAGAAACGGCCTTTCCCGGCTCCATACCGAGCACAGCGGGGTCGATGGTGCGGATAACCTCCTGGAGTATGGTATTAGCCACGGTGGTCTTACCGCGCCCTGGAAGGCCGTACAGCATCAATCCAAGCCCGCAGGTCTCTTTGCCCTCTGCGCGGATTACCTTGTCTGCGCTGACGGCTTTTAGCCACTTATTGATATGCCCCAGGGTCTCTGCAGGGACGTCCTTGCAGTCATCTAGTGTCCAACCAACTTTAGCTGGCGGAAGGCTGGCGATCTTTACCCAAGTACGGCGGCGTGCCGGCAGTTCGTCTGGCTTATACATCGTCGTCCTCGTCAAGTAGTGATAGCTTGCGGTCAGTTAGTTCCTGGTCCTTGATGATATCAGTCTCACGCTGCTCAACTGAAATTGTACGCTCACGAGCAGTTTGGACTAGCGATGGAGCCTTGTACAAGAAAGCTCGCCACAGGTGGTTGCCATCTGTGTACTTGTCACTTTGTACGGTGCTAAAGAACAGGTTTATCATCTCTAATTCTAGTGCGCCGTTTGTATCGTGCTGTTTACGGAACACGCCCAAAGCCTGAACAAAGCGAGACTGCGTCACGCTGAACGGTGCGATAGTCCAGATGTTGGCCATGCGGTCTGCAAACTCATACGCCACATCTTTCGAGGTCCAGCGCGCAGGGTCAAGGTTAGACCTGTGGACATCCTTGCGTTGCTGAGCTTTGCGCTCACGAGCCTCTGCGTACTCAGCCTTTTTGTAAGCAATGTGCTTCTCGTACTCACGGCTCTGCTCGTCATCGCTAGACGGCTTATTTTCAAAGAAGTCGTAACCCACTTCATTCTCTTCCCCCTCGACATCGTCGAGGAAATATGTTGCTTTATTAACTTTACTAGCTGTATAGCTATTGGAAATAGCACTACTAGCTGTATAGCTGTAACCAGAGCCTACCGTATTGGAAGCTCCGGAGCCTACCGTATTGGAAGCTCCGTTGCGTGCGAGCTTAAGTGAAGACCCTCCACCAATACGCTTAACAACGTGTACAAACCCAAATTCTTTTAGCTCCTTTAGGATCGCCACGCTGCGAGCGCGGCTAACGTCCATGCTCATCAGGGTAAGGTAATTTAAAGGTAAGTCAGGATTTTGGGTAAAGAAATTTAGCCAGCGTTGCGCTGACGTGCTTAGTTCTTCCACGCTACTTCTTCAGCATCTTCATAAACTCGGTCGCAAAGGACCTAGCAAAGATACGCCCTGCTTCTTCTATAGCCAAAGTCATGAGTTCTCCGAGGTCGTACTCGCCTTCCTCGTCATCCTCATCGTCCTCTTCATCATCATCTTCGTCTTCTGACTCAGGTTCTGGGTCAGATTGTTGGGTTGGCAAAGGAGTTACAACAGCCTCGATAATTGGAGGCTCAGTTTTTAATGGCCTAGAGATTGGGTCTTGGCTTAGTGAGATAAGCATAAGACCATCAGTTAGGTCATACGCTGGAATGTTGTGTTCCTGAGCCATAGAAGCAGCTAGCTGACACTCAGGATCCTCATCGGACCAGAGCATAAAGAACCGGAGTTCGTCCCGCTTGTGGTCAGCTACCAGAGTCTCATAGTTGTTGTCTGGGTACTGAAGGGACTCAATGCCCCTGTCTTGTGCGTACTGTGTTGCCCAGATAAGGCCCTCAGATGGGGCCTCGTTATATACAGTTACGATAGTAGCTTCGTCTACCGACTCGACTACGTCGCTGATTAGAGCCTCTAGGTTGGCTCGGGTTGTTTTTGCGTTACCTATAACCGCGATGGTTACTCGTCTCATATTTGCCTCCTATGAACGGAGATCTCATACTAAGTCCGAATTAGGATGTTTGTCAAATAATGGTTCCGGTGAATAGTGCCCAAGGCGATCCAACATCAATGTAGTCACCCATAATGTTCTTTAAACGCAGGGTAGTATTTGACCTGTTTTTGTAGTACATCGACAAACCATTCACAGTATCGTTGCTTCCCCAGAGCAGGTCAGACGCTTGTTTGTACCCGTTGCTGCCATCAAAATAAGGGTTAACCGCGTTACCAGGTTCAAACAAAACAGAGTCTGCATAGACCGTATCTCCGGACACGGTGCTTGCTGAGTACCTAATAGACACCTTAGCTTTAGCTGCTCCAGTAGGTGCAACCCCAGTAACGGTTTCTCTTTGCCATGCTGTGGCGCTTAACGTGACATCACTACCTGCTGAAAAACTCAACAAAGTGTTGGATGAGTTGTACCAGTAAATTCTTATATGAGAGGTTCGTCCAGCAGTGCCTTTAACATACGAGCTTGCGCTGTAGTCTTGTCCAGCAATTACATCGATGTAAGAAGAAGTAGTAGCTGTTGGGCTTGCTGCACTCACGGCCAGTTTCAAGCAATTTGTGCTTCCTGTAGTCGCACCATCAGCAAACACAGTGGCCGTAGCGTCCGATACGGTCCAGTTAGTTGTGACAGACTCAAAGCTCGGGTTCTTAATGTAATTAATACGGTTAGGCTGCAGGTAGATATCTACTCGTCGAGCGTCAACAAAGTCAGTTACAGAGGACCCAAGCTGGAACTGAGCTGCATCAAAGTAGTGAATTTCGTTAGCCGCAGTGCTTGCAATAGAGATAGTGGGCACAGCAAACTGTGCGGTGCTAGGGGCTGTTGCAGTGACTTTATTTAGACGAGCCCATGCGCTAGTAGATGTGGTGGTGGTAGCCGCGGTACCGGAACTAATAAAAACGCCGTCCCTATCGTACCAGCTGATATTTAAAGATACTACTCGGGCGGTAACTTTAGATCTAGCGTAAATGCTGAATGTGTAGGCAGTGCTAGCGGTTACCGGAATTCCCTTAGTAACAGGGGCAGACGCACCGCAAGAAGTAGATACAGTACCACCAGATGCGCTAGCAGCAA